AATATTTCTGAATCTTACGCTACGACATCTGCCACCACTGGCGATACACGTTTGTCGTATAACCGGTTGACTTTTACCTCTACAGGTTCAGGCGAAACATTTCGTGCTTTGACCCGAGTAACGGGTGCTAACGGCGCTACAGGCGGCACGATCAACGGTGCTCACATCTCCACTTCAATTAACACAGGCGGCACAATCTCTGGCGCGGCTAACGCTATCCGTGCAACCATTGGCGCTGCTGTTACCACCCCCGGCGGTACACTGGCTGCTTTGCAGTTGGATACTGACTTTGCTTCTGGCACAACTCTTGGTGCTGAAAGCGCTTTCATCCGCGTGACTGACTCTGGTGCTGGCACAGGCAAGATGACTCGTTTGATGAACGTTGGTACAGGTACAGGCTTGTTCACTGCGGCTACTAGCTCAAGCACTTTGGCTGGTGGTCTTAAAGTTCGTATTGCCGGTGCTGACTACTTCTTGGTTGTTGCTAGCGCAGTAGCCTAATGCAGATCACCAAGGAATTCTTGGAGTCTGAGATTAGTGACCTTGAGACTGAAGCACAGAAGGCGCAAACCTTTTTGATTCAATCTCAAGCCACAATCCAAGCGTACAAGATGCTTATTAACAGGCTAGAAGCCCCAGAACCGGAAACGGAGCAATCATCATGATGCAAACTGACATCCTAGCCAGTGCAATACGCACTGACGACGGAGTTGTAAATAACCAAGCGGGTAATGCCCTTGGCCGTGTACGTATTAAAGCCGTTTACATTGTCCCTGCCGCTAGTGCCGGTAGTGTAATTTTTAAAGATGGCGGTGCTTCTGGCACTACACGTATGACACTTAATACCGTAGGCTCTGTTACAGAGCCCACATACTTACTTCTCCCCGGCGAAGGCATTTTGTTTAGCACAAGTGTGTATGTAGACGTAACCTCAATTGGTTCCGTAATGGTGTTTTATGGCTAAGAGTCCAGCATGGCAGAGGAAAGAAGGCAAGAACCCCAAGGGCGGCTTGAACGCCAAGGGTCGCGCCTCCGCCAAAAAGCAAGGCATGAACTTGAAACCTCCCCAGCCAGAAGGCGGCTCCCGCAAAGACTCTTTCTGTGCGAGGATGGAAGGGATGAAAAAGAAATTGACGTCCCCAAAGACCGCCAAAGACCCAGACTCACGCATAAACAAATCACTTAGAGCTTGGAAGTGCTGACATGGAACTGATGGTCTGGAACGTAATACTCTCCTTTGCATCAGCATTGCTGGTGTTCTGGGTAAAGGTGTCTCACGATGAAGTGAAACGCCTGAGTATTCTTTTGAGCAAAACTCGTGAAGAGAATGCTGAGAAATACGTTACCAAGGCTGACGTACACAATGACATCAACCGCGTACTAGCACGTCTTGACCGCTTAGAGAGCAAGATAGACGACTTTATGAAGGAGCAACGAAGTGCCCTCGGTTAGCAAAAAACAAAAAAAGTTTATGGACGCTGCGGCTCACAACCCAGCGTTTGCCAAAGCATCTGGCGTTCCTGTAAAAGTTGCAAAAGAGTTTAGTGAGAAAAGCAAAGGGATGAAGTTTGGTAAGGACACTGACACGTCACGTGCCGATCTTCAAAAAGTTAACAAACCTAAGACACTTCATGGCAAGATGTCAATTATGAAAGAAGGTGGAATTATGGCTACAAAGAAAATGGCAAAAGGCGGCAGCGCTGGTAACGGTATCACTACAGCCAAAATGGGCGCGGTCAAGGCCGGTGGCTTTAAAGGTAAAGGCGAGCACGCCGTCCAATCAAAAGGTCTGTCAAAAGGCACTATGGTTGCGATGAAGGGCAGTAAGCCTCTGGGCATGAAGGCTGGCGGCATGAAGAAGATGAATATGGGCGGCAAGTCCTGCTAAGGAGCTAATTATGCCAATGACACCAGCAGCAGCTAAAAAGTACAAGCCCCGGCGCACGCCCGGGTCTCAAGACGAAGTTATCTATCCTGAAACTCGTGCAAAAATGCAAGAGGCTAAAGCAGAAGCTGCAGACCGTAAAGCCGCTGCAGATAATGAAGCCGCTTATGACCTATCTTCACGTGTAAGTATGGGTGATTTGTACGAGAAAAAGGCTAAGGGCGGGTCAGTTGGCTCAGCTTCCAAGCGAGCAGACGGCATTGCCTCACGTGGCAAAACTAACTGCAAAATGTATTAAGGGGCAATCATGGCTACAAGATGGGACAACCTACCCGGGCTCAAAGACGACGTAGTTGCTCGTGACCGCGAAGATACTGCTAAGGCTAAAAAGGGCCGTGAAGTAGATTCTTCTAAGCTCAGTGGCGGCGCTAAAGACGCCGTTCGTGAAGCTGGCAAACGTGCTGAAAACCGCAAGGTTGGACGTCGTGGTGCTGGTGTAGCTGCGTTTGAAATTGGCTACGGAGTTGGCCGTGCAATTGACGAGAAGACTGGTCTTGGTAAAAAGATGGTTGAGAAGTCTGGCCTTGGAAGTGCTGCTGAAAAAGCAGCTAGCCGACGCGATAAAGTTGAGCTGTCCAAAGATGCTAAGGCTCGTTTAGATGAAGAAGAAGTTGATAACTATCGACGTGAGACTGAAGCCGAGGATAAAGCGCGTAAAGCTTATTCCGGTAAAGACGAAGAATCTTACAAAGGCGATGGCATGAAGCGTGGTGGTAAAGTCAAGAAGATGGCTTCTGGCGGTATGACAGCGTCCAAACGAGCAGATGGTATTGCCGTTAAGGGTAAAACCAACTGCAAGATGTATTAAGGGGCGATCATGGCTACAAAATTACCTTATCCTTCACGGACTGCTCGAAATTCGGATGTATTTCAAACACCCGGAGCACGCTACGACCTTACACAAGAGGCGGCAGCAGATGCTTACAACGATATGCTTCGCGCACGTGTTATGAAAGATACAGCAAACGGTAGAGCTAAAGATCCTATGTATGGTGTGGCTGATGCGCGGGAATTAGAAACGCGAGCCAATACTCCGGAGCGTGGTTTTGGGCCGTTAGTTGCAAAACGTGAATTAGCAAAACGTTCTGAAGAAGGCGAATTCGCTGCTCCCGGAACCGGAGACTTAGGCCAATTTGCTGGTGGTAGCGGCGGTGGCGGTGGCGGTGGCGGTAGTGGTAAACCACGATTTGATGAAGAAGGTGTGAGTGTTGAAGCATTCAAACGTGGTGGTAAAGTTAAGAAGATGGCATCCGGTGGCATGACTTCTAAAGTGTCTTCCGCCTCTAAACGTGCTGATGGTATTGCTGTTAAAGGCAAAACTCGCGGAAAGATGTACTAATCATGATGGCATCCCGAGGTATGGGGGACATAAACCCTAGCAAAATGCCAAATGCGAAACGTAAGTCTCGCAGGGATGACACCGACTTCACGCAGTATGCTGATGGTGGTAAAGTAAACGCTGCCGGTAATTACACAAAACCCAGTCTTCGCAAGAGGATTGTGTCCCAAGTAAAGGCCGCAGCAACCCAAGGAACTGGCGCAGGTCAGTGGTCAGCACGCAAAGCTCAACTTGTTGCTAAGAAATATAAAGCGGCTGGGGGTTCTTACCGTGACTAAACTTTGTTTGAAATGTAATTCTGAGAAACCGTTGGAAGACTTTTACAAGTTTTTTGACAAGTGGTCAGAATACAAACGCGAAAGCCCAACTACCCCGCGCAACCGCAAAGCGGAAAAATTACAGTTGCGGTATGGGTTAACTTACGAGCAGTGGGAACAAATGCGGTTAAATGAAGGGCATGCTTGCATGATATGTGGCATAACCGAAAATGAGATTGACAAAAAACTTGATGTGGATCACTGCCATACAAGTGGTAAAGTTCGTGGCATTTTGTGTAATCCGTGCAACAATATGATTGGTCATGCTAAAGACAACATTGAAGCATTGCGTGCGGCGGCGGATTATCTTGAGCAAAACGCGAATGGATACAAAGGCTTTGAAGCATGAAAGCGCCTCAGAAATCATTGAAGGACTGGGGCGACCAAAAATGGAGAACCAAAAGTGGCAAACGCTCTTCTGACACGGGTGAAAGATATCTTCCAAGCGCTGCGATCAAAAGTCTCAGTTCTGCTGAGTACGCTGCAACAACGTTGGCGAAGCGTAAGGGCAAAAAGGCCGGGAAACAATTCGTAGCCCAACCAAAAAAGATCGCAAAGAAAACAGCAGGCTTTAGATAATGGCAATTACTTCTGGCGCATCAAGCTTTAATCTCCAACTCGATGAATTAGTCGAGGAGGCGTTTGAACGCGCCGGTGGTGAGCTGCGTACTGGCTATGACCTGCGTACTGCACGCCGCAGTTTGAACATCATGTTCGCAGATTGGGCCAATCGCGGCATCAATATGTGGACGATTGAGCAGGGTGAAATCACTCTGACTCAAGGTCAGAACACGTACGCTTTACCGGACGACACAGTTGACTTGATCGAGCACGTTATCCGTACGCAAGCCAACGTAAATTCAACTCAGGCGGACTTAACAATTACACGTATTAGTGTTTCTACGTACGCCACGATCCCCAACAAGATCCAACAAGCTAGACCGATTCAGGTTTGGATTCAACGCTTCAACGGTCAGAATTCTCCCGTTGCCGCAACTCTTACAACGACTATTACAGCCACAAGCACAGAGATTGTGCTGAACGACGTAACGGGTCTCCCTGCTACTGGCTTTGTAAAGATTGATGATGAGATCATCAACTACGGCTACATTACGCAGAACGCAAACGCCAAGACCGGTACGCTCTACAACTGCTTCCGTGGTCAGCAAGATACGATTGCTGTTGGTCATACAGCCGCAGTCACCGTGTATTGGGCACAGGTTCCAGCTATTACGGTTTGGCCGACTCCAGATTCAGCCCAGCAGTACACGTTTGTTTACTGGCGCTTACGCCGCACGCAAGACGCGGGTGGTGGTGTGAACGTGATGGACGTACCGTTCAGATTTATTCCATGTTTGGCCGCTGGCCTTGCGTACTATTTGGCGTTAAAGATTGCCGGTGGCGCTGAGCGCCTGCCTGTACTAAAGCAGCAATACGATGAAGCTTGGGAGTTAGCGGCTACAGAAGACAGAGAAAAAGCCGCAGTGCGATTTGTACCTCGTCAGCAGTATATTGGGGGCACCTGATGGGTAATCGGTTTGCTTCCGGTAAATGGGCGATTGCTCAGTGTGATCGTTGCGATCAACGGTTTAAGCTAAAAGTATTGCGCAAAGAGATTATCAAGACAAAAACTTATGACTTGTTGGTTTGTCCTGAGTGTTGGGATCCCGATCAGCCACAGTTGCAACTGGGTATGTACCCAGTAGATGACCCGCAAGGCTTGAGGAATCCTCGCCCTGATAGGAGTTATTATCAGTCTGGTTTGAGTGGATTACAGCTTACAAATACCAACAGCACCGCAGCGGATGCTGATGGGTTTCCAGAGCAAGGTAGTCGAGTTTTTCAATGGGGGTGGAACCCCGTTGGTGGGGCACGGGGCCCTGATGATGGTTTAACACCAAACTACTTGGTTTTAAACATAGAAGTTGGTACAGTTACGGTTACAACGACATAAGGAGTCGAACATGGACGCAAAGAAAGCACTTAAAGCACACATGGCCAAAGGCATGAAGTCTGCACATCCCGATGCTGCAGTTAAAAACATGCGAGCCGGTGGCAAAACCAACAGTGAAATGTTAAAGTTGGGTCGCAACTTGGCCAAAATTGCCAACCAAAAATCACCCGGTCGTCGTGGAGGCTAATCATGGCTAAATACAGTATGAAAAAAGGCGGCAAGGAAGTTGGTCCTGCCAGCGTCTACGCCGAGCCACACACGATGACTGGCAAGAAAGTTAAGATCGAGCCCGCTGGTGTGAGCAATAACAAAGAGTACATGCGTAAGGCTAACGTCTCTGTGGCTAATACCCACAGTAATGATTATCCAGAGCCAAAAACAACCGGCATCAAGATGCGCGGTACGGGCGCAGCCACTAAAGGTCTGATGTCTCGAGGCCCAATGGCATGAATTACACCGCACTCAGCAGCGCTATTCAGGCGTACACGGAGAACACGGAAGCAGATTTCGTGGCTAATATCCCTGTGTTCGTTACGCAAGCTGAGCAGCGTATTTACAACACAGTTCAGTTCCCATCTATTCGTAAGAACGTGACGGGCGTGGTATCTACTACAAGTACGTACCTATCCGCACCAGACGATTATTTGGCTACGTACTCTTTGGCGGTTGTCGATGCTGATGGTAACTACGAGTACTTGCTGAACAAAGACGTGAACTTTATTCGTCAAGCGTACCCAAAAGCTACCGACACTGGCCTTCCAAAGTACTATGCGTTGTTCGGCCCAACAGTTGCGGGTAGCACAATCACTGACGAACTGACGTTTATCCTTGGCCCTAAACCAGACGCTAACTACACAGTTGAGCTTCACTATTACTACTACCCTGAGTCAATCACGGTAGCTGCTGATGGCCGTACATGGCTTGGTGACAACTTTGATTCTGTGCTGTTGTACGGCTCTTTGGTCGAGGCTTACACCTACATGAAGGGTGAGCAGGACATGATGGCGCTATATAACGGTAAATACCAAGAAGCACTTGCGTTGGCTAAACGTCTGGGCGATGGTATGGAGCGTCAAGACGCATACCGTTCCGGTCAGTATAGACAGGCGGTGACCTGATGGCTCTCCAACAAGGCGCGACCGATGCGTTCAAAACCGGTCTGATGAACGGCACGTATAACTTTACGTCCGGCTCTTTTAAGATTGCGTTGTACACAGGCTCAGCAACACTGGGCCCTGACACAGCCGTTTACACAAGCACAAATGAAGTTGTTGCCACTGGGTATACCGCTGGCGGCGAAAGTTTGCCGGTTTCTGTTACGCCTATATCAGCTAACAACATCACGTATATTTCGTTTTCGAATGTGACTTGGTATGGTTCGATTACTGCACGCGGTGCTTTGATCTACCAATCTGGTGGTTCTAACCCCACTGTTTGTGTGCTGGACTTTGGTTCAGACAAAACATCCATCACTTCGCTTACTGTGCAGTTCCCAACTGCTAACAGTTCAAACGCAATCATCCGTATAACGTAAGGAAACCTATGGCACTAGTAAACACAACCAAAGGCGAAATGGACGATTCTCTTCTTGAGAAAAAAGAGGGCTTCGTTGACAATGATGACGAGTACACCACTTGGGTGGAGTATTGGTTGGATGGCGAACTTGTCCACCGCTCGGTGCACGTTCAATTAAAGAAATCGGTGGGGCTTTCCGCCACTACAGCATCTTTCGAGTAAAGGAAAAATCATGGCTAATACCCAAGCAATGTGCACATCGTTCATGCAAGAACTGATGACTGCTACGCATAACTTCACTACAGGTACAGGCAACACTTTTAAAGCTGCTTTGTATTTTTCTTCTGCCACAATCAATGCGGCAACAACTGTGTACAGCACTAGCGGTGAAGTTACGGGCACAAACTACGTGGCTGGCGGTGTAACTGTGACTAACGGCACATCCCCGTTATCTACAAACGCATCTGCTACGGCGGGCACGGCCTACTGGACACCCAGCGCAAGTTTGACTTACACAAACGTAACGATTAACTCTGCGGCTTTTAATGCTGTGTTGATTTATAACTCATCAGCTTCCGACAAGGCTGTCAGCGTACACACATTTGGCGATCAGACTGTGACTGCCGGTACGTTCACACTGACAATGCCTGCCAATACAACATCTACTGCGTTGCTCCGCTTAGCGACAACCTGATCCTCCTAAACAGGAGGGCAGGACATGACAACCGCATGGGGCGCAGGGGCGTGGGGCGACAATAGCTGGGGAGGTCTGCAGTCAGAAATCTCCGGCGTTGCCGCGTCTGGTGCTGTTGGTACGGTTGGTGTTGAGTTTGTTTACGAAGTGCCAATTACGGGCGTAGCTGGCGCGGGTGCAGTTGGGTCAGTTGCTGTCGGGGAAATAACGGTTGCACTAAGCGGTGTCAATGCCTCGGGTCTGGTTGGCACGGATATTCCGGTCAAAGAGGTTGCAGTCACGGGCGTACAGGCAGTTGGTTTTGTAGGTGCGGTTTCTAGTGAGTTCCAGACAGCGGTCAGCGGTGTATTGGCTGAAGGTCTTGTAGGGTCAGTTACAAGCACGCAGGGCGCGACTGTTTCCGGTGTGTCTGCAAGCGGCGAAGTTGGCAGTGCAGTAGCGGCGGTATCTTCCGCATTGACGGGGGTTGAGGCAAGCGGGGCAGTTGGCTCTGTTGCAGTTGGCACAGTTTCAGTTGCACTGACGGGCGTTGAAGCCACTGGTGAAGTAAACACTGTTGTACGAAGGTTTGTGCTTGATGGTGCGCAGGCTTCGGGTGCTGTTGGTACTGCAAGCGCTGGTGTTACAGTTGCGCTGACTGGCGTGTCTGGCTCTGGGCTGGTGGGTGATGATGTTCCTGTTAGATCGCTTGCATTAACGGGTGTATCTGCAGCAGGCGCTACTGGCACAATGTCGGTTGGCGCAAGGTTGATTGCTATTACAGGCAGTCAAGCAATGGGTAATGTTGGCAGTTTTGGCGTGTTTTACTGGTCATTAATTGATGACAGCGAGAACGCAAACTGGCAGAATATAAACAATGCTCAGTCTTCGGACTGGACGCTAATTTCTACTTAGGAGTCAACAAATGACTACAGGCGCAACAGGACAATTAGGTTTAGCTCTTCCCGTACAGGGCGAACTATCCGGCACATGGGGCGATACTGTTAACAACGGTATTACGCAGTACACGAACATTGCTATTGCAGGAACCTTGACCCTAACAGGTGACGGCGCAGTAACTCTGGCTAACACCACTGGCGATGCGTCAGCTTCTAACATTACATCCACACTAGCAGGCGCGGGTACAGTAACTGCCCAACACGCGGTTGTTCGTGTATCAGGCACATTGACTACAACCAAAGTCATTACAGCCCCAAGCTACAGTAAAACCTATGTGGTGATTAACGATGCTACAGGCGGCTCAGTCACAATCAAAGCAAGTGGCCAGACGGGTATTACGGTTGCTGTAGGCGATAAAGCTTTGGTGGCGTTTAACGGTACAGACTATGTGCGTGTAGGCGCATCGGCTGGCGGCTCCAATACGCAGGTTCAATTTAACTCCAGCGGTAACTTGGCTGGTTCTTCTGCCTTTACATTTGATGGCGCTCAGATTTCAGTCAACGGCATCACTGTAGGCCGTGGTGCAGGTGCTGTGGCTTCCAATACTGTGGTGGGTGCTAGTGCTTTTACAACCAACACTACGGGCGCAACAAACGTTGCTGTCGGTGCATTTAGCTTGGGTGTAAATTCAACAGGAAATGACAATACTGCTGTTGGTTATGGCACTGGTTTTTATATTACTGGTAGCGGAAATACTGGTGTTGGTCGTTCTGCCCTGTCTTCTGGCAGTTCAGGTGCTTCTGGCAGTAATAACACAGCAGTTGGTTATTACGCACTACAAGCTAACACCACGGCATCGGAAAACACTGCCGGTGGTTATCAGTCGGCTTATTTTACTACCACTGGTGAGCGCAACGTTGCAGTTGGCTACAGGAGTTTGTACACAAACAGCACTGGCGGCTCAAATACTGCTGTAGGTTGGTCTGCTTTGCTCTCCGCTACTACTGCATACAACAACGTAGCCGTTGGAACGGAGTCTCTGTACAGCAACACAACAGGCGCAAAAAACGTGGCTATTGGTGCTGGTGACCAAGGCTCAACTCGTGGTGCACTTGGCGCTAACACTACAGGCAGTTTTAACACTGCAGTTGGCAACAACGCTTTGGTTTCAAACACCACATCATCCTACAACACTGCTCTTGGCTATCAAGCGGCATATTCACAAACCACAGTACAAGGCAATACGGCTATTGGATATACCGCATTAAAGTTAAACACAGGCGGCGATGGCACTGCGGCTGTTGGTTTTGGCTCTTTACAAGCAAATACAACTGGCAGCAAAAACACTGCGCTAGGTTCAACTTCGATGTACGGCAACACTACAGGCTCTGATAACGTAGCGGCTGGGTATAACACACTTGCGTCAAACACGACTGGCAGTTCAAACACAGCAATTGGTCGTGAAGCATTAGCCTTTAACACCACAGCATCTGGTAACACGGCTGTAGGTTATCAGGCGGGGTATTCAGGCACAACTGCTACGGCCAATTCAGCCTTTGGCTTTGCCGCCCTTTTAACAAGCACAGCGGCAGACAACAATGCATTTGGTTATAATGTTCTCCGTGTAAACACTACGGGATATAGCAATTCCGCATTTGGTGGAGCGGCTAATTTTTTATCCGCCGCAATGCAAACTAACACGACTGGGTACAACAACAGCGCCTTTGGTAACGGTGCTTTGCAGGCTAACACAACTGGGGTTCAAAACGTGGCTGTGGGTCACACGGCTATGTACGCCAACTCAACAGGTAGTAACAATGTAGTAGTTGGAACCGCTTCTGGTATACTTATCACAACTGGAAGCGGCAACACGTATGTTGGGTATAACTCAGGTTGCAATAACGGCCCACAACAACAAAACGTCTGTATCGGTTTTAACGCAGGTAATTCAAACGGCGGAAACGCGAACGTCTGTATTGGCTATAACGCTGTTGGTAGCGGTGCTGGTGGTACAGAAGTTATGATTGGAACAGCCAACGGCACTGCTTGGGCCGGTAAAGGCGGAAACACTGCATATATCAACGGTAATGGTGGCGCTACTTATAACGGTGGAAACACAACAACATTTTCCACAACCTCCGACCAACGCTTAAAGAAAAACATTGTTGACAACAATGTTGGTTTGGAGAAAATTGCCGCCATCAAAATTCGTAACTTTGAATATCGCACTGAAGAAGAGGTAACAGAATTGCCGTGGCATTCAGTTATCAAGAAAGATGGCATTCAGTTGGGTGTGATTGCTCAAGAATTGCAAGCCGTTTTGCCTGATTGTGTAAAGCAAGAAACAACAGGCGTTCTATCTGTGCAGGCAGACAACCTCACTTGGTATTTGATTAACGCCATTAAAGACCTGAAATCTCAACTTGACTCGGTGAAAGCCGAAATTGAAACTTTGAAAGGAGCCTAATCATGGCAACAACTTTTTCTACTCGTATCACGACTATGTACACCCTGCAACAACCAGACCCTAACTACGTTGTGAACGTTTTATGGGAAGTTACTGGCGTGGACGGCACTTACGCCGCTTCTATCGGTGGCAGTACGCAGTTCAACTCTGCTGACCAAGTGGGTGCATTTATCCCCTACTCCAGCCTGACAGAAGCCACCGTCATTGGTTGGATTCCTGAGACTGTTATTACAGGCGCACAGCAGTGTGTGCAAGGTCAAATCAATTCTTTGATTACACCGCCTGTTAGCCCTGCAAATACACCTTTGCCTTGGACACCTTAACGGGAAGCCACCACCCGATCTTGGTGGCGCATTAAAGGAAACACGATATGGCAAACCAACAATCCCAAATCGTAACTATAGACGGCGTTGAGTTCAAAGTGGAAGACATGACGGAGCATCAGCAGATGTTGTTAAATCACGTTGCAGACATTGAGCGCAAGATTGGTTCTACCAAGTTCCAGCTTGACCAACTTCAGGTGGGCAGAGATGCCTTTTTCACAATGTTAAAAGCGGCGTTAGAAGCACCTCAAGAGGCTGTGACTGACGTAACGGTTAATTGACCATGTGGGACTGGGCTGAAGCATTCATTGCCGCAGCCTGTCTTGTGGCCTTTGTCATCTTTGGCACGTACATAATTGCATGGACTTTAGTGTGATAAATGCGTTGGCTATTGATGCTCTTTTTGGTGTTTCTACCGGGAGCAGCCAGCCAAGATAGGAAGACTGAATACCGCTGTGTGCGGTGGGCGTGGACGGGTGATGTTTATAACCGCAAAGTTGTTTGCCTACAGTGGGAAAAGGTTGTACGGAAATGATTGATCCTCTAACAGCCCTAGCGGGGATACAGAGTGCGATCAGCATGGTCAAGAAGGCCAGCAAGGTTGCCAATGATTTAGGCTCTCTTGCCCCAATGATTGGCAAGATGTTTGATGCCAAGAGTACGGCTACCAAGGCATTGATTGAGGCAAAGAAGGGCAAGGGTTCCAACATGGGAACTGCCCTCCAGATTGAGATGGCGCTTGAGCAAGCCAGAGTTTTTGAGGAAGAGTTAAAGATGCTCTTTATGACTACTGGCAAGGTTGATGTTTGGAACAAGATTAAAGCCCGTCAAGATAAGATGGACTTAGATGATGCAAGAGAACTCCGTGCCCTAGAAAGGGCAGAGAAGAAGGCTAAACAAAAAGAAGAAGAGCTAAACGAACTTGCCATCCTTATTGGCGGCTGTGCATTTGTTCTGTTTTTGGTTGCAATTGGAATCTATGAGTTGATGGAATTCTGTGCAACTACCAGAAGGTGTGGTCGGTGAATGAGTACCAAAAGCAGTTTGACCTCTTCTGTAAAGTATTTGTCAGGCTGTGTATTGCGTGGTGGGTGCTTGGCCTGCTCCAATTCCTGCCAGATGATGTTGCTAAAAAAGTATTAGGGATGTTTGGACTATGAGCGATGAAAAGCCAGCAGATGTACTAAGCAAGGTGCTGTCCTATGTGGATAGCCCGTTTAAACTGTTCG